GTACTAGCCATGTTTAAACTCCTAATTCACCGTAGGGATGTTGGCCCAAGTCGTGGTTTGCGAGTCATCGACATCAGACCATCCCGGTGTCTGATCATCGTTTAAATTCTGCCAGTTAGCCGACTGATTGTCATCGACCGGATTCCAGAGATATCCACCGGCCATCACATCTGAAGCCGTGGCGGATTCGGCAACTTCGACATCGAAGGTGACCCCTGCCGCCGCGTCCGCATCTGCCGCTGTGACGATCTCGTTGATCATCACCTTGAAGTTCATCTGAGCCGCCGCTGTCTCCGCCGCAGAGACGATCTCAGCCACTTTCGCGCCGAAGGTGGCTAAGGACGAGGTCGTATCGCTTGCGGTCGCAGATTCGTCCACGCTCACTGGGAACGAGAAGACGGAGTACACATCGTCCTGATAGGTCGCCGTCTCTTGGATCTGAGAGTCGAACTCTTGTCCTGCTTTGGGTGCGCTATCGGCGTAAACAGCCGATTCGTTCACTACGACCTTGAAGTCGTTACTGGCCGAGTTGGCGTCTGAGTAGGTCGCCGCTTCGCTGACTTTGGTCGCAAAGTTGATCTGAGCCGCCATGACTTCAGATCCAGTCGAGGACTCGCTAACACTTGCCCCCAGTGAATACACCGACGAAACAGTATCGGTTCCGGTCGCGGATTCGCTGATGGACGAGGTAAAAGAGACGCTGGCTGCATTGGCATCCGCAACAATTACAGACTCAGACACCGCAGAGGCGAACTCTTGCTGCGCTGATACAGCGTCCGACCCGGAGGTCGATTCGTTGATGAACGTATTGGCGAGGTTACTGACCGTAATCGCATCTGCTGCGACTGCCGATTCAGATACCGCCGAACCTAGACTGTAGACCGAAGTAACAATGTCTTGGGCGACAACGGATTCTGAGACGGGCGCATTGAACTGCGTACCCGCCCCTGTGTTGGCATCATTGATGGTCGAAGTTTCGTCTGAGGCGCGGTAGTAAACCGACATCCCCCATCCTGCTTGACCCCATGTGCCTGATCCGAAGCCGCCCTCTGACACTGTTTAAACTACAAGTTTCAGTTCCGTCTCCGCGAACCAACGCTGTTGGCTCTGGCCTTCGGCATCTACCCAAGGGATGAGATACCAAACCATGCCTTCATCGTCCATGCGGATCGACTGGACCTTGCCCTGCGGAACCACGACCTTCAGTTCAACGAGGTCGCCTTTCTTGAAAAGACTTGCCATATCTATCTCCTATCAGGCCGCGTCGAGGCTAAAGGTGTAGGTCACAGACAGAACGTCGCCGTTCTGCACCACGCGATCACCGGGGGCCGCGAAATCAGAGGCTGAGAACAGGACGCCCGAAGTGCCGCCCGGAGTGTCGCCGCTTGTCAGGAACGCGCCACCGACGTTAGCCGACGCATTGATCAGGAACTGCGCCGGGGCGGCAGAGTTCGCAATGACCGAAGGATCTGCGGTCGTTGCTGCACCAAAGGTCGCAGCAGGGCGGGTCGCGTTGCTGTACGCCGTCACTTCCGTCCAACCGGCATGGGATGCCATCGTATCCGTCGAAGACGGATTGTTGCTGGAAGCCGGGCCGTAGACGCCGATATACCACGCCGCCGTGTAGCCTGAACCCTTGAAGAAGGTGGTGTTGACGTAAGCCAGACCCACATTCACCACGAGGTTATGAGACTTCTGTTCCCACTTCAAGTTGCCATTCTTGTCATGGCAACGAACCGTAAAGATACCGCCGCCCTTGAGACCGTCACGGGTGCCATTGCCTTTCAGGACATTTGCACCAACGGCATCAACAGACTTTGCCTTATTGATAAGCATCGTTGATCTCCTAAGTAAACCGTAGTAACGCTGAGTTGTAAGTGTTTGCAGGCATCTGCACCGTGAATGAGTTCGTGGCAACCTTGTCGTTACCAAAACTCAGAACTGCGATGGACTTTTTTGACTTACTGACGTTGTAAATCAACCCACCAGCCGCCGTGAAACTGGCAGGGTTCCAAACTGCATTGTTGAAGTTGACGTAGACCACGTCGTTTAACTTGTTGATCGATACCCCAGTCAGAACGACACCGCCTGCGGAATACCCTGTGCCAGATACTTCGCCTGTCGCCGTGTAAACCGTGGTGTCTTCGCTGAGGTCGGCAGTGCTGTAGTACAAAGCCAACTTGAGTGTATCCGTCAGGAGATCGTGTTCTCCTTTGAGGATCTGCTCCTTGAAACTCAGGGTGATGGTCTGGTAGATCATGTGACCGGAATCCTATTGAGTCCGTTCCGGTAGGCATCTCGACGATCCTTGCCTTCGCCAAGGAGTTTCAGCAGGCCGAGCGATTCCTGATACTTCTGCTCGTAGTACTGCATCATGTCCTGCTCGCCCTTCATGTAGATGTAGGCTTCGCGCAGGGTTCCGTACAGAAGCACGGTCTCGAAATTATCGCCCAGCCAAGACGTGCTGGCCGTGACGATGGACTGCGGGTAGTAGTAGTAATGCAGTTCGACCTGATAGTTGCTATCCGGGGTCGGACCCAGAATGAACGTGTTCTTGTCGAAGATGGCGTAGTACTTGGGGATGCCGATATCGTCCGGGTCCGGATAGCACTCACGGATGAAGTTCACATCCTTATCCAGCAAGAACGTCTGAGCATTGGTTACTGGGTCGATCACCGACAGCGAGAAGTTCGCCAGCCAATCCGCCGGAACCGTCAGGTATTTGTTGCTTGGGGTCAATGTTCCAATCTGGTTCTTTCGGATCGCAGGGATAAAGACCGCGTTGTAGATCCGCTCTTCGGCCAACTGGACGAAATTGGGGATGTTCGCAACGAACGAAGTCTCCTCGTTCTGCGTGTACTGTTTAACCAGATCAACGAGTTGGGTGTAGTTCATGTCGTTACCACCGTCACGGTTCCGACTAAGCCGGTGGATATCAGGTAATTAGGGGTCAGGCCGGTATCATATCCTTCAGCGCCACCCACTGGGTTCCATCCATATTGGAACATTCGACTACCTCCTGCGCCTTGGTTACCCGGCGCGTAGAAGGTGTTATCAGGACGAGCGTTGCGAAGTGCTTGCGGGTCATCCATCGGGACACGACCTAACTGCAACTGCGGATGATCCACATCCATACATTCAAAGCAGACACGAATGCCAATGGGGAGCAGGTTCTCATACTGCTCGTTTAAATCATGCAGATCGTACCGCTGACCACACCGGTCGCAGAATCCGAATGCATGTTTACCACTGGAAAACGGTTTGCCCATTAGACATTCCTGCCAATGTACCCATTCATGGGAACGAATCGGACAGAGGCTTTTTCACGATCCTCGCCCGCCGCAAGATCCCACTGGAGTTCGTATTCCTGCTTGAGCATCCCCAAGCGGTCTGCGGCTTCCGGGCGCTTCATGGCGACGTAGTACGCAAGCCCTGCCACGAGACAGGGAAGGAACCGGGCGGGAACATCGATGTTGTTCGCGCCGCCTGTACCGACATCCTGAATACGACGCATCTTCCAGTAGATCAGCGTGTAGGTCTGGGTGTTATCAGGGACGGGCCAGAGGTACACCACTGGGGCGGCTCTTTGCCGATCCACATAGATCTGCAAAGGCATCCCTTGGGTGAGTTTGTTGCTCAACTGGGCGTAGTCCGACACCGAGATGCGAGAGAGGGTGTAGTCAGTTTGGCCGGACGTGCTACCCGCATCGGTACGCAACTGGTGTTCCAGAAGGTCGATGGTGTCCGCTGGCATGGTGTAGGTGTAGGTTCCGGGAGTCAGTACCTGAGAACCCTGTTCTACCGTCCAGAGGTTGATACCCCGGTTCTGCCATTCCAGCGCCATGAAGTTCATGGACCGGCGGGCAGTCTGGAGATCATAGCCGGTACGCAACTCCATACCCGCCCGCTCGAAAGCCTCCTCAACGAGGTCTCGAAACTCCGGGTTAAAGACTGCTGTACCGCTCGTAGCCATTAGACCATCCGACCTTTGGTCTTACCCTTGATCGCGCAGCCATCACGACTGCCACGTCCGGTGGAACTACCTTCTGCGTAGGTCATGCCGCCGCCCATCATCTTGCCTTTGCCATCCGCAGCAAAGAACGGAACTTTCTCTCCGCCCTTATCAACCATCTTCAGGCTACCGCCCTGTGCGTACATCGCACCGCCTTTCTTGTAGCGAGTCATACCGCCTCCCATCATTTCTTCACTGTCATCTTCCATGCGATCTTCCATGTCTTTACCGCGACCTTTCTTGCCCACGCCAATGGCAATGATCATCATCGGCTTTCCGTTTTTCATCCTCGTGTCCTCCCACGAACTGCACAGCCATCAATGCTTCCGCCCATTGCCATCTTCTTTGGCTTGCTCATGCCAGCCTCAGACAAAGCAATAGCGATAGCCTGCTTGCGGCTCTTCACCATTGGGCCTTTCTTGCTACCCGAATGCAGGGTTCCTTCTTTGAACTCCCGCATCACCTTGCGAACCTTGCCCGGCTTCTCAATCTGCTGGGCCATGTTGGCGCGTGACATTGCCATCTCATTTACCTCGCTGTCTAAACGGCCTTACTTTTTGGGCGATGCCTTTTGGCTGCGCGACGAATTGCTTGCCTTGGGCTTTACCCTTACGTTTGGCTGCGGTGGTACGGGCATATTCCGAAGACGAGAGAGCCTTGATCGCAGCCTCTGGAAGATATCGCTCGCCCGTTTTACTAGATGGCTTACCACTTTTGGTTCTCCACTTCTGTTCCGTCCAAGCCTTCAGTGACTGCTGAGGAGCCTTCATATCAACGCTTTTTGGCCTTGAGCATTCCGCCCTTCTTCACCATTGCCATGTTGCTCATGCGACCCGCAGGAGCAGCCATCGGAGGAGTCGGGGGAGCATTACGGGCAGCGCGAGCAGCGTCGAGACGCCCACGAGCAGCGTTCACAGCAGCCTGCTGAGGGGAACCCGGAGCGCGAGTCTTATCGGTCATCGCCCGGCTCATAGCCAAAGCGCGAGCGCGAGACTCAGAGTCAGTTCGCTGACTCAGCGGAACATACGGGGCTTTACCGCCAGCCTGCATCTTCTTCACGCCAGCCTTCTGATTTGACAAAGTACGACCTTTCATAAGAACCTCTTAGGTAATAGGCCCACCAACGAGCCATGCATCGCAGGTACGATTACCCGCACATTTGAAGTGGAAGAGTTCGCAGTACCCGAGATTGCTGGCTTTGATGACATCCATGGAACTATCCATGTGAGGTTCATCACCCGCCTCCATACCTTTCGCAATGCATTCAAGCATCTTCGGGGTCTTGATGAATGCCGCGCAGTTTCCACACCGTGCGGTCTTTGCTTCCTCTGGGGAGATCATCCAGAGTTTTGCCTTCTTGGACCAGAACTTCTCTGACGGTTCGTTCGGGTTCAGTGGGCCATAGCCATAGTCTTCGATGGCATGGTTACGATTCTTCAGATTGACATGGATGTCCAAGGTCGCGACAGGGCAAGCCTTGCCGTCCTTGTAGGATCGCTTGATGGCTGCGCCTATCGCATCCTTTTTGATCCGCATTGCCATATCAATCTCTGTAGCCGCCTCCGGCTTCTTTGTACTTCTTAGCAAGCAATTGACTTTTCCTCGCGCTCCACTGGCCTGCTTTGGTTCCGTGTGTCGAGGCGGCTTTGATCTGGTTAAACAGGCGCTTACGCATTTCGGGCTTGGTGTAGTTGCCCGCCGCGTTGACCTTGCTCTTTGCCTTAGCCATTACCATTTCACCTTGTCTGCCCAATACGCCGCAGACATCTTGCCTTTGGCGATATTGGATGCGTGGCGGGCTTTGAACGACTCACGGCGGTTGCGATAGGACGCAGATTCCCCAGCCTTTCGGGGGGAGCCTGAAACGCCCTGCTGTCCGAAACGAATGGTCTTGACCTGATCGCCGGACTTGGCAACAACAACGTGTGACTTGGTTGGATGGCTTGGGGTTCTCTTGGGTTGGTTAAACCCAGAGACTCCAGCACGTTCCAGCCTTGGGTCTTTCTTCGCCATGAGAGCCTCTAGCCGCAGATCACCGTAACTTTCGACACCTGATCCAAGGTCATCACGGCGATATCACCACGTCCAGAATTGCTCTTGGTCGTGAGAATGCCTTCCGGCGGAACCATGGCATCGTTAGCCGTTCCATCGGCAGGGGTGAAGAGTTTGAGAATCACCGTGTTGTTCGGCTGCGCGGTGAAGGTGATGCTGCCTGCCGTTCCAGCGGCAACATAAAGCACCTGCTTGATCCGCGTTCTGGGAAACGCCAGATCTCCACCGTAGCCAATCTTGACACCGCCAGCCGAAGCCGCGCTGACGCTGATGCTGTTGATGCTAGTGTAGTAGTTGGTCGAATAGACCACCGACGCACTTGGACCCGTCACCGTTTCGGTCACGATCCCATCGTAGCCTTCAGCGCCAACTTTGACCCCAGTGATGGTGAAGGTCTTATTGGCATCCGCACCGTTAGAGGTGATCGAAACCTTATAGCCGGTACCGTACTGACCGACATTGGTCTTCAGGAGAGCAATGCTTCCTGAGGCTGCAATCGTCGCAGAGGCGCGGAAATAAGCATCGTCGCTGGTCGGATTTACCGCCCAGACATCGTACTGTGCCATAGAGAATCCTCCGCTTTAAAATTAAACGGTGACGCTCTTGTACAAGGCGATGTAAGCGGTGGTCGCGCCAACGAGAACCTGAATGTAGCCCGTCTGAGCGGACACCAAACCAGAAGCCGCATTCACTGCTACGGCAAACTTGGTGCTGCCAACCGTAAGGCTGGTGCAAAGCAGGTTGGTAACCGTACCCGAAGCGGCCTTGA